TTTTTGTAAAAATTTTAAACTTGACAGCATACCCGTGGCACACGGTTCTGCCTTCCCCTTAATTAGTTCTTCTATAAACCTTCCCTCATAAAGTTTTATGGCTAAAGGACCGAGGGCCTTTAGCATGATGAAACTGTTGTTCGGATGAGTCAAATGAAAGCCAATTTGGTGTGGTGAAAACCGAATTTTTTTAGCCAAACTTAGCTTTAATTCTACAGTGAAAAAGTGACCAAAACTATTATACCCCAATAGATCAGGAGTCCCATGTGCAGCGCTATTTTCCAAGCGTGTAAATGATAATTTGCAATTATTTTTAATGTTGAACGCTTTAATTTCATGCCAAAACTTAGTCTCTTTTTTAATCATTATTCAGGCTAAGTCCGGAGTATTCAAGCTAACCGATTTTGTTGATAACTTCGCCCATTTTCCATTTAGATTTATAGACAGTCAACACCAATCGATGAGTCTCTCTGACACCAACTAACTTATTTTCCATTAATTTAACATCTTTAACATCAAACATTTCGCCGTTCGGCATACAGATTTGAACTCTTGCTTCTTGTGCTGTAGGAGACTTTAAAAATTTGTCTAAGACTTTCCTTAATAGCTTTCCTGATACCATCACTTGAACATATACCAAAAATAAATTATATTGCAAGTATGTCAGTGCCAAAAAGACTTACAGAAAAACAAATTAAGTTTGCTAACCTCCTAGTAACAGAAGAGGGTAAAAAGACAGACTCAGAATGCGCTATCGCTGCAGGCTATGAACCCAACTCAGCATATGTTTCTGCAAGTAAACTACAAAACCCGGCATTGTATCCTTTAGTTACTCAATACATTGGTAGACTCAGAGCAGAAAAATTAAAAAAATATGACATCACTTATGAAAAACACCTGGCTGAACTAGGTAAAATTAGAGACGGTGCATATGAAAACAAAGCCTGGAGTGCAGCAGGGAATATGGAAATAGCTAGAGGTAAAGCAGCGGGATACCAAAACAATAACCACTTGCATCTACATAAAGATTTGAATAATGTGGATGAAACAGAGTTAGATAAAATGTTAGAAAAAGCATTACAAAACTATAAACCAATCATAGACTCTAAGGCAGAAGTAGTAAAAGAAATTAAAGAGTAATCTTCTCCATCTTAACAATACACCCCACAGGAAATATATTACGGTCTGAAAATGAAACGTCTTTATCTTCATATGATGCAAATGTCCAAACGAATTTTTTATTTCGTTTGTAAATGTATGCATGCGTTATCATTTTGCTGCATTCGAATTTATCAAATTCTTCGATTGATGCATGGCCTGCATCCCCAGTTATGTCAATCCACTCTAAACGATAAAAATAATACTTCTTCGAACCGATCACGACGTGTTTAAACTTGGATTTCTTATTTCTGCGCATATCTATGTATAGCACCTATAGGTTTTTTCTCTAGGCACATTTTTTCTCAAAAATCTTTTCTTATGCGCGCGTACGGGTTTGCTAGAAGTGTTGGTATATGCTAATTATTGTAAATTGTAACAGCTGTAACACCATTGTAACAGCATTTTGTTACAAAAATATCGTCTAGAAGTGTTGGTATATAAGGATAATAACTCTTTAAAAGTCATTGTAACCATTGTAACAGCGTTTTAGAAATTAAAAAACAAAAAAACTTTTCTGGCAAAAAAACTCTATAGGTAGATACTTGCCTTTATTGTGACATATTTACAACACTATTGTTGTATTTTAACCACAATCCTGACAATATCCCTTAAAACTACTGCTCTCATTCTTGTACAAAGAATTCATACATTTTTTGGCCTTACAAAAAACAACTCCTTTTAGATCTATTTTAGGTATTTTTTTCTCTGTGGTAGTTTCAATTGTACTGTTGGTGGACTGCTGCGTGTAAGGGTGGTTTGTTTTGATAGTCATTAGTGTATCCTTTTGCTTTTGTTTATGTCTTCATAGTTAGGGCCTGCTAAAAATTTAGTTAGTAGTTTAAACTCCTCCATAGACATCTTATCAATTTTCATACTAGGAATTCTTTTAGTCATTTCTTTTTTAGCCCTCTTCCATTCCGACTCGGTAAATGTTTCTAGTATATCAAGCATTTCTTTCATCATACCTCCTTATATAGGTTAATATAGGATATTATTTATTTTTGTCAACCTTTAGTTTATAATATTGAGCCACTTTTTTCCACCATTCGTTCGCATAATGTTTGAATTCTTCGCCTTCTACGCGAAATTCCTGGTAGTAATTATCCTTACTACACATTAGAATGATTCCAAACTGAATATTAGTTTGATAAATCTGGTTGTGAGCAATTGCATATGCAGCCAACTGTAAAAAATAATCCTCGATCCATTCTTTTCGTTTCGGCTTATTAGTTTGTTTGAAATCTATTATGGCCTCTCTACCTTCGTAGATTCCTACACCATCCGTTGCACCTGCATACATATCTGGATAAAAAACTACAGCTTCACTGGCCCATAACTCTTCTAGTTTGTCATTCAATCCTTGGTCCACGATGCTTTGTGCCATCTTCCCGGCCAATACACCTTCGGGAGTTAGATCTACGATAGGTTTGTCTAGCATATACCCTTCAAGAATTGTGTGCATAAGAGTCCCTCTTGATGCAGCATTGTCCTTGATCCTTGTAGCTTCTTTCTCTCCAACTCGTTGTTTCCACGCTTCCAATGATGCCCGTTTCTCTTCGCTTTGACACGCAGATAAAATAGAAGTTACCGACGGCAGCTTCTCTTCGCCAACCAAGTAATGTCTTTTACCATCTATAATTTTTCGAGTCGAACTCGGATAATAAAATTTTTTATTTATTTTAATCATGTTTTATATAACTCCTTACCTATTCTTATAAAATTTAACCAATCATCTGGGTTACTATCTTTTTTCTTTTCATTACAATCTACACAACAAAAGACAATATTGTTTACCTTATACGTAATTCTTGGGTCGTATCGATCAATACTAAAATTAGTTTTAATCTGTCCTCCACGTCCCTGATATCCTTTACCTCTGGTCCCACGTCTTGCCTTAAAAGTAAAAGGTCTTTCACAATAAATACAAAGTCGACCTGTAGATCCTGGAAATTTTTCTTTCATCTTAATTATATGATTCATATACAATCTCCAGAATTCTCTTTTATCCATAGACTTATCTGGTTTGTGTCCTCCGTATTTACCGTAGCTTGGTTTAAGTTTACCACCAATTGCTCGACCTACATATCCACGTTCCGAGTTCATGTATTCAAAATCCTTTTGTATTCTTCGCTCGTCGTTAGGATCTTTGTAAGCCATTATTGATTTTTATATCCACTAGCTTTTTCTAAACATACTTTTCTTTTACCTTTTTCTAAGATAAAAAAATCATAGTAAGTTAACGCCTCTTGAATTTTTTTCATGTCATAGGTATCTATATCATCAAATACAAAACGGGTGCCTGGATTAGATCTAACTGCAAAGAATAACGCCTCACTTAAAACAGCTTTCGTAGTATGGGGTCCATCGAAATGGACAAAATCATACTTAGTCATAATTATTTTTTGACCCTTCCAATAAATAGGAATTCCTTGGCCAAAAGCATTAAAGAATTCATGATCATCTAATTGATACAATATAAAATTTTCATGATGTTTAAAAGCACTCAAGAAAGTTTGTTTCATAGAGTTAGGATAAGTCGGAGTCTTATAACTTCCATCTTTATTGTATAAAGTATTGCCCTGAAAGTCTGTCCATGTAGGAACAAACCCTGGTTTAGGATCAATGTGTGTGTATGTAATGTCCCCGTAAGGATCTATACCTATATGAAAATTATTTTTATGTTTTAAATTTTCCATAATAACATGAGAGCCATATCCTTCTCGAACCCCAATCTCTACGGTTAGATAAAAATCTTTAGGTGCCATTTGATTTGCCCACTTGGCTAATAAATTATAGTCTCCGCTATCTCCTCTAATCATTTTTTATTCCTTTCACATATAGTTTAGATCGAAGAGAACGTATCTCTTCAGTTAATTTTTCATTGTGCTTGTGTAATTTTTCGTTTCTAAATTCTAAAACTTCTATTTTTTTTGTAAGATCTAAGGGGCCCCGATCATCGAACGGAGCCCCTTTCTTTTTTAATAACTCTAACTTTTCAATTAGTTTGTGGTACTCAATGATGTCTGCTTCACTCATCATACTCCGTACTTCATCAACTCATTAAATTTTTTAAGTTCATGCTCCGAAATATTTTGCAGACCATTGGTTCGGTTATAAATTTCACGGGCTTTTAATAGCTTATCACTATTATCTTTTGTGTAACCCGTTGCTTTGTTTTTACTTATAACCTCCAAATGCTCGTCTCTAAGTTCCGTCACGATGCTTTTTTTACTTCGTCCGTTAAACGCAATGGTTTAGTTGGTTCTTTAATGTAATCAAATGCATCATTAATGTTAATTAAAACTTCAAACGTAGTATTGTCCGATGGTTCCTCTAACATTTCTGCACCTACTTTAAACTTGAGTGCATCTTCTAATGAATCAGCTTCTTTAATCACACTGACACAATCCGTGCCGTGATTAAATTTGATTCTTCTTAACAACGTATATTTCATACTTTCTCCTTTATTGGTTTATTTAAGTTTGCCATTTAAACGTTTGGCTTCTTTGTTTACTAGAATAGTTACTACCTGCGATCGAGATACATCTGGATCATCGGGTACTAACACTTTTCTAATTTTGTCAATTTTTGCATACGTCTCATTCCTAACTGAGATGTTTTTGTATTTGCTAAAATCCGTCATATGTTATATCCTTTCATTTATATTCGGATATCCTACAAAATATTTCAATTAATGTCAAGGGGGTCAATGAAATTTATTTTAACAGTAATACTGTGTTCTGGTATCTCAGGAAATTGTTTAAAACCTTATCAAGTAGCAGTTGAATTTGATAGTATGTACGATTGTTTGCTTACGGGATATGAAGTATCTACTAAAAAGATCGTTTCTTTAGGGCCAGAGGAAGTAAATAAAGGCTATTATCACGTGAAGTTTTATTGTCAGCCAATGCAAGAGACTTAAGTTTAACAGCTTTATACCATTGTTCTTTGTATTTCTCATCTTTTGTTTTGTTCCACATGATAGCTAGACGATCTATTTCGTATTGTTTCATGACCTAACCCTGGCCTTTGTATCGCGTTAATTTCTTTTGACGTTTTTCATGTTTATTTAAGTTTTTCTTGTGTTGTCTCGGGCCTCTTTTTTTAGGTTTATCTCTAGGTATAAAGTGTACAAATTTTTGTCTAGCCATTTTTCACCCTTTCATAAAAAATATTTAAAGTATATCTCATAGAGCTTGGTCCTAAACCCTGGAGATCTGTATGGTATACTTTAGACCCATTAAAAAATAAAGCTCTGTTTTTAACAAATCCCACATAAGAATGTAAATTATTTTTGTAATAAAAACCTGTACCATTATGTAATAATTCATCTCCTTTTAAATAAATTATACAGTTATGACTAGTGTCTTCACTATCAACGTGAGCAATAACTTGATTTTTATTGTGTCTCATATCAAATCTACATCTAACAACATTTAAATTTTCTTTAAAAAATATATTTTTTATTTTATTAAATATCCATTGGTTTTCATCATCAGGATCAAACTCATGGTTAAAACTAAAATGATGATAATCTTCATTTGTACTGGGTTTAAAATCTATTTTATTTAAATTGTTAATTATAATTTTAAATTCTTTTTCAGTAAAAAAATTATCTTGTATCTGTAGTGCCAACATTTTTTTTACATTCAATTGTTTCATCAACTAACCAAGTTACTAATACATCTCTGTCTTTATCAGAATTATTATTCATGTAATGTTCATAACAATGATGGGGTAAAAAAGCTACCAACTTACCTTTTTCAGATTTAATTGCTTTGTTATGCCTTGGAAAAATTAAATCTGCATTTTCATTAGTTGTTAAATTTACAACTAAAGCCAAAACTCTTGGGTTAAAAACTTCATCTTTCTCATGCGAAAAAACTCCATCGGCGTGAGTATAAAGTTGATCTCCTTTTTTATATCTGTGAAAAGAATAGCCCGTGTCTTTCATTTTAGAATTACCTAAATTAAAACTGTACGTTAATCTTTTTGTTACAAATAAATTTATTCTATCAAATATTTTTTGATCTAAATCTTTTAGTTCTTCATGGTCCCTGGTGTTTACACTGTTCCCTTGACGATTATATTCTATATCTACTTTATTCTTATCAATGCAAGCGCTGCACCTTTTTATTATTTCATCACATCCAGAGTCGTTTAAAAAGTTATCTATCTCTATGAACATTTTGTTTTATAAATTCTTTATCACTTTCACTTAACTTCAAATACCTTATACTACCATTAACATGTTGTCTAGTATCGTGCCCACAGTTTGTGCACCTATAAAACTCTGACACAATCGCAACTAAAATACTATCCTCTTCACACTCTTCGCAATGTCCATGAACCGTATCAATTTTGTGGAACACTTTAAATTGATCACTCATACTAAATCTACAGCTTTACCAATAATTGGTTTGTATTTAGTTTTCTTCTCTTCTTTATACGCTCTTAAGTATTGACCTCTTGGTTGAAACGGTATGTGGCTTGCGTGAATCCATCCGCTATTGGGCTCTCCAGGTGTGTAGTATTCGAGAATCAATTGATCTGGTTCGCAGTTTGAATAAACCCAGTCAGCTACTTCTGCATTGTCCACACCTATTACTTCGAAATCAACGGCCTCAGCTTTGGCATGCTGCGAATTTAAACTGCTGCCAATAGCAACACACAATTCTGGACTTCGATAGCCCGAGGTTACCTTGACCCTGCCAAAGTGGTCACGTACCGGCTGTAAAATTTTTTCACAAAGTGTTTTTAATTTATCTATTTGATCTGCGTTAGGTTCGTTATCAATACCTTTACGGATTGCAGTATCTGATTTGGTTAGCTCTTGTAAGCTGAAGTTACGTGTAAGTTGCATCTTTAATTTTTTTTCTGTTATATATTTTTTTACTATTTTTTCTACGTTGATAAAACCTTGCGTCTCTTAAATTTTGTGCAAACTTATTTAGATAAGATAAGTTTCTTAATGCTTTGTTTATCATTCTATTATCCTTATAATTCTTTTTCTATCTTGATAAACCTCTGTTTCTGCTTTCACCTTTTTACATTTAAAGACTACTCGCTCCGGATTTACTTCTTGTTTAGCTATACGTTTTGAATAGAGGCACGCTTTTAAAGAATCTTTATAAACGTGTTCTATCATAGTGCCTTTTAATTCAAGTATTAATGCAAATACAATCTCTATCATTGGTGACCATTCCCGTTTCTAATTAATTTTTCTACATCTTCTGTAAGTTTTTTTGTTCTCTCTTGTAAGAATTCTATGTTAACTGCATTGTTTCTCATACTCTTAACTTCTATTTCTAACTCATCTAATAATCCTGCGATTCT